CAACACAGGCCGCCAATACGTAGGTGGACTCACCAACGTGACGGTCACCGCCACACTGTTGATGGAATACTCGGCAACGCCAGGCACCTACGTTGACCTCACCGCATTGGTCGGCACCAACGTGTACGTCGCAGTAAAACCGACCTCGGATGCAATCTCGGCAACGAATCCCGAGTTCCAAATCACTGGCGGATACCTGGAATCGCTCGATGTAGTGAACGGTTCAGTCGGTGAACTGTCCGAAGTGGAAATCACCGTTACCGGCGGCGTGCTGGTCGAGGACACCACGCCGTGAAACTAACCATCAAGGTGTCGTACACGACACCAGCAGCGGAATTGGTTACAGAACAAATCACAACGACCATTGCGACGGTCGCTGCATGGGAACGCAAGTTCAAGCGCCGTGTCAGCGATCTCCAAGGCGGCATTGGTATTGACGATTTGATGTTCATGTGTTGGCATCAGCTCACGGTCGGCAAACGCGAATCACGCGACTACGACACCTGGCTGTTGGCAGTGGACAGTTTTGACGTGGTGGAATCCGCGCAAGCAAACCCTACGGAAGCCACAGCATCAGGCGACAGTTAGCAGATTTGCTGCTGGCAACTGGATGGTGGCCTCCCGACATTGAGTTCGACATGGATGACTTGGCTACCGTGTTACTTCTAGCAAAGAAGGCAAACAAACATGGTCGCTAGTTCAACAGTCACGGTCGTTGGTGTCAAAGACGCAATGCGCCAACTGCAAAAGATTGAACCCGACTTGGCAAAACAAATCAAGAAAGATTTCAAGGAAATCGTCAAGCCAGTCGTCGGTGACGCTCGATCACAGGTCGTCAACCTGCCGTTGTCAGGATTCAGGCGTAATTGGAAAGCTGGCAAATTGTTGCCCTGGTCGCAGTCGGCTGTCAGCAGAAGCATCATTGCCCGGTACAGCAATAGGCGGCGCGGCAACAGTTTGGCTGTGTTCAGCGTGACCATGAAAAGCCCAGCAGGCACAATCTTTGACATTGCCGGTCGCAAATCGGCTAACAGACTCGGTGCTGCATTGGACTCTTTGTACGGTCGAGCATCACGTTTGATGTGGCCCACGTATGAACGTCACGCCAACCAGGTCAACAAAAACATGGCTGATCTAGTTGAAAAAATTACCGATGCAGCAAATCGTAGACTGTTGGACTAATGGCTGTAACAATCCCCATCATTAGCGAGTTTGACGGCAAAGGCATTAGCCGCGCTGTAGAGCAATTTAAGCAACTCGAAGGCGCTGGCAAGAAAGCTCAGTTTGCCATCAAAAAGGCAGCCATACCGGCAGCCGCAGCCTTGGCTGGTATCGCAGCCGCAGCTGTACCAGCGGTCACTGCTGCAAGCGATCTCAACGAAACCATCAGCAAAACCAACGTCATCTTTGGTGAAGCCGCCAACGAAGTACAAATCTTTGCGGATACGGCAGCAGCGTCATTGGGTCAAACCCGACAGCAGGCGCTCGACGCGGCAGCAACATTCGGCACGTTCGGCAAAGCTGCTGGGCTGACCGGGCAAGATTTGGCATCATTTAGCACCGACTTCACCAGCCTGGCCTCCGACTTGGCATCATTCAATAACACCAGCCCAGAGGAGGCCGTACAAGCGTTAGGAGCCGCTCTAAGGGGCGAAAGCGAGCCTCTGCGACGATTTGGTGTGCTGCTGTCTGCTGACGCTGTAGCAGCCGAAGCAATGGCTATGGGATTGGTTACCACGACTATCAACGAGGACAAGCTCAACATCGCCTTGCAAAAGGTTGACATTGCGTTCCAAAAAAATCAGGAAACCGTCGCCAAATTCGGTGAGGATTCCATTGAAGCTCAAAAGAGCCGCTTGGCATTGGAGCAAGCCGAGCAATCGCTGAACAAAGCCCTTGATGGCACCACGGACAAACTGACAGCCCAGCAAAAGACTCTGGCTACGCAATCGCTCATCATGAAAGCCACGACCGATGCCCAGGGCGATTTCGAGCGCACCAGCGACGGCCTAGCCAACAGCCAACGCATCCTGACGGCTCAGTTCAAGGATTTGCAGGCCGAGCTTGGCATGATCCTGCTGCCCATCGTCGAGAAAGGCACCAAACTGCTCAGCGGCCTTACCGGGGCTATGGCAGCCAACAAAGACGTGACTGCAATAGCAATCGGTGTCGTTGCCGGATTGGCGGCTGCTGTGCTTGCTGTCAACGCAGCCATGAAGGTGTACCAAGCGACATTGGTAGTCGTAAAGGTCGCCCAGGCCGCGTTGAACTTTGTGATGAGCGCCAACCCAATCGGACTGATCATTATCGGCATTGCGGCCCTAGTAGCCGCATTCGTTGTCCTGGAAAAGAAATTCGGTGTCGTCAGCAAAGCCGCAGAGTTCCTAGGTAACGCTTTCAAGCAATACATCATCAGCCCACTTAAAGCCGCGCTCGATCTAGTGGGCAAGGTGATTGGTGCATTGGGCAAGATTCCAGGTGTGAGCAGCATTGCTGGCGCTGTTGGTGGCTTGGTAGGCAAAATACCAGGGCTTGCGGATGGTGGCATTGTGACCGGGCCGACATTGGCTGTCGTTGGTGAGGCTGGCCCTGAGGCTGTCATCCCATTGTCCAAAATGAATCAGATGGGCAATGTAACTATCAACATCAACGCCAACGTCGCCGATGAGCGTTTGGGCGATGTGATTGTGAATGCGTTGCGTCAGTACAACCGTCGATCAGGCCCAGCAAACATCCTGGTGGCGTAATGGCGACAAGTGTTGTCCAATCAGGTGACTACCTGCTCGAGCTCGACACTGGCTTTGATGTCAACAGTTTCAGGCTTGATGATTCGGTCAAAGGCGTGTTGGACAATACGACGTACACGCTGGGGCCAAGCACTCAATACGCAGACATCACAGAGTTCGTGACACGTGTGAACTACAAACGCGGTCGCCAAAAGATTGACGATCAGTTCGGTGCAGGCACCATGAGCTTCAACATGCGTGACGAAACAGGCATCCTCGGCCCATACGACACCAGCAGCCCCTACTACGACCCAACAAACGACAAACCCGGCCTCGCACCAATGCGTCGAGTGCGTCTGAGCCGTGAATCTGAATATCTGTTTGTGGGCTACGTGACCGGGTACAACTACCTATTTGCGTTGGCTGGGCCCAACGAGGTGCAGGTGAACTGCTCAGATGATTTCTATTTGCTTGCACAGACGCAATTTGCTGCGTTCAACCCGAGTGCGGAAACCTCGGGCGAACGCATTGAAACAGTTCTAGCACTTCCCGAAATCGACTATCAAGGCACGACCAACATTGACACTGGCACGGTCAATCTCGGGCATGACAACTCTTACAACGTGCAGGCTGGCACCAACACGTTGCAATATCTCAATGGGATCAACCAGGCCGAGCAAGGCCGGTTGTTTATGTCTCGAGATGGCGAATTGACGTTCCAGCCGCGTATCGGTGCCACGCTTAGCGGTTCGGTATTGACGTTTGCCGATGATGGCACAGCAACGCCATACGACGAGGTGCAGATCGAGTTTGATGCCGATGGCGTGATAAATCGCGCCTATGTTGAGGCACTCGATGGCAAGACAGCCACCGCCAATGATCTGACCAGCCAGGGCACGTATTTTATTCAGTCGCAATCGGTGACCGGCAGCTTGTTGCACGAACAAAGCCAAATTGACGACCTGGCTGACTATCTACTCGAGGGCGAGCCAGGGCCGCGTTACACAGCAGTCAGCACACGTTTCAACATGCTAAACAACACAGAACGCAACCTGGCTGCCACCGTGGACATTGGTGACACCATCACGGTCACTAAGGCCGTGACCGGGCTATCAACGCTTACCTCGGAGCTCAGCATTGAAGGCATTGAAGGCAGCATCGACTTTGCATCAGGGCATCGCATTACGTACTACACGGCCCCAACCACGGTGGTATTCCAGCTAATTTTGGATGACGCTGTTTACGGTCAACTTGACAGCACGAACGTATTAGGATGAGGTAGTCATGACCACGCCATTCCCATTCACAGCCGGGGCCGTTCTGACAGCAGCACAGCTCAACGCCATTACGACGCTGCCGATCAACGATCAGACTGCTAGCTACATTTTGGTGGTTGGCGATGTAGGCAAGCGCGTCATTATGAACAACGCTGGCGCAACGACCATCACTGTCAACGATTCAGTGTTCGGTGTTGGTGACACGATTTTCATCGCTAACAAGGGCGCTGGCACCACGACCATTACGGCTGGGGCTGGTGTAACTATCAACACGTCTGGATCACTTGCTTTGGCGCAATACGGAGGCGGCACTTTAGTTGCATTGTCGGCGTCAACCTTTACTTTTTTTAGCGGTGGAGGCGCCAACTATGGCGCAGCAACAGGCGGCACTTCGTCGAGTATTACGGTCAGCGGTCAGGCGTACACGCTTCTCACCTTCACGAGTGACACGAACCTCGTCGTATCGAAGGCCGGGCTATTTGATGTCATGCTGGTCGGAGGCGGCGGCGGCGGCAACGGCTCAAACGGCGGCTCAGTATCAGGCGGCGGCGGCGGTGCTGGTGCGCTCGTCGGCTTCGCATCAACGACGACCATCTATTTACCGGCAGCGACTTACGCCGTAGACATCGGTGCTGGTGGCGCAGGCTCAACTTCAGACCCGACAGTTGGCGCAGCTTCGTACATCGGCAGCATTATTTCGGCTTGCGGTGGCGGATACGGCGGCATGGGTGGCCTCGACTCATCGAATCGCATGGCAGGTGGCAACGGCGGCTCAGGTGGCGGTTCGGCAACGAATGTCGCCATCGGTTCCAAAACCGTAGACGACACATTCGGTAATAACGGCGGCTTGGCCTCTGGCACAAACACGACTAACGCAGGCGGCGGTGGCGGCTACTCATCAGCAGGCGGGAACGGCACAGGAACCACAGGCGGGTCAGGCGGCAACGGCGTAGACATCGCATCATGGATTGGCGCAGGTTCAGCCGATAACGTCGCCGCAGGCGGCGGCGGAGGCGGCTCGGTCACGGGCGGCGCAGCAGGAACAGGCGGCGTCGCAGGCGTGACTTCTGGCGCTGGCAATAACGCTACGACCGCAGGTTCAGGCGGTGGCGGCGTACACGGCAGCGGTGCGGGAGGCAACGGTGGCAACGGCAAGGTATGGGTACGGTTCAGGGTATGAGCGAAGCACCTACTTACGCGAAGGTCGAGAACGGCACGGTTACCGATGTTCGAGTCGTCGAATGGGACTTCCTAGTAGCAAACCCCGACCGATACGGCGACCCGGCTGTCTGGATCGAATGCTTCCGCAACGGTTCCGGTCGCGGGTATTGCGGCGTCGGCTGGCTTTATGACGCAGAACAAGATCAATTCATTGCGGCCAGCAACGAGGTGGATGAATGAAATGGCAACACATGCTCGAGGATTGGCTAAAAGCATTCGTGGCTGGCTCCGTCGCCGTGCTTATCACCAGCGACTACAACGTCGAAGGCGCGCTAAAAGCCGGGCTCGCCGCCGTGCTGCCAATGATCTACGCCTGGGCAAACACTAAAGACACGCGGTACGGACGCAAGTGAACCGACCAGTCAAGCCGGTACGACTTCCGGCTGACCTAGGCAACGTCAAGCCAGGTGAAGTACCTGCCTATTTGCTGCGCTCGATCAGGCCGTACGGTCGGCTGCATTGGTTGGCAGCCCAGGCGTGGGAGGCAATGCGTAAAGCTGCCCACGCTGATGGCATCAGGCCGTTCAAGCCCAGCTCGGTGTATGACACGTACCGTGACCTACGCACCCAGGAGAAGGGCTTTCTCGCTAGGTACACCACAGCACCGATAGCCAACAGTAAATCCATCCGGGTGTACAAAGGCCAGAAGTACTACCTGAAGCCAGGGCTGGCCCCGATGGCAGTGCCTGGCACCTCGACACACAACCTCGGCCTTGCGGTGGACATATTCTCAGCGTCAGGCGAACGCCTGGACTGGATGGAAGCCAACTGCATGAGCTTCGGCTTCTGCTGGGAATTCCGATCCGGGGCCGAGCCGTGGCATATCCGATATTTCAAGGCAGAATCAGTACCAGCCAGAGTGCAGCAATGGCTGGACACTCATGCCAACAGAAATCTACGTAGCCCTAATCAGTGCAGTTGCCATCGTCTCGGCGGCTGTCCTGCCTGCAATCCTGATTGAGCGTGCCCGGCGAGAGAATGCCGA